CAAAAGTTTGAGTTAAAAAAATATGCTGAAACTCATACATATGAAGAAACACTAGCACACGCACAGAGAATGTATCCTGATAAAGTTGTTGATGATAGTTTCGATGGAGTGTTGCTTGAAGCGAACGATAACCGATTAAAGGCCAACAAAATTGATTTAACACCTTATGATAGCGAAATACAAAGTGCGTTGCCTGCTGACAAATCATTGCGTTCAAGTTTTGAATATGGTGTTAAACAAGAGATGTTAAGTCGTAAAGCTGACTTTGAAAGCAAACACGGCAGAGCGCCTACAGAAGCGGAAATGCATGATATTTTTGAGGGCGCATTGGCAACACAAACATTACGAAGTACGGAAAAACCATATTTCGGTGATGGTGATGATTATAGCGCACCTATTAGCGCAGCAAGCAATAGAGCTATGGGTATTGTGCATGTTGAACCTGTTGGCAACCATTATGTGCGTGTAACATATCAAGATGGCTCAACAAGAGATATTTACGAAAGCGTGTATAACAACATGCAAAGAAGATATAACGATAACGGAGATTAAAAATGGCTAAACAAACACTTGAACAAGAACGGCAAGAAGCACTAGCTGTACAGAATGGCTATGTTAAAACATCACCATCTTTTAGTGCTAGTGCTGGTGTTCAGTCTAAACCTACTGGCGGTTTTACTGAGGTTGGTAATGCAATAGGTGCAGGGATAGATACAACGGCACAAGTAGTTGATAATGCTATTAATGCAATTAAGGCTATTGCAAATACACCACGCACAATGGAAGAAACTAATGCTGATGGTACAACTACATATTATCCGTTTGGTAAAGCTGACAATCCATACCAAGGTTTAGAACCACTAGGACAGGCATTACAAAAAGTACTTCCTACAAGTGTTGTTAGTAATACGGATAGATTGTTTCTATACAATAATGATACCATACGTTATAACGAAGCGGTTAGAATGGGAAAGGTATTAGATATTGACCCTGATGTAATTATGCGTGGTGATGATAAAGCATTTGAACGTGCTGATTACTTATCAAGACGAGTTGAACGTGGCGCAGTATTACAAGATATATATGATGAATTTCCTGAGTTGTATAAAGTAAAGTATGGTTCGCAAGCGGAACAATTACAAGCCATTAACAATCTACAATCAATTCGTGCTACGAAATCTACGTTCGATGCAATTCAACAAGGTATTTGGTCCATGAATGATCAGATGAAGCTAGGCGATGTTGGATTTGAATTGGCACATACAAAAGACCCTGAACGTATTAACGAATTAACATCAGAAATGGAACGCTTACAAAATAACTTGCGCAACTACCGAACACCTGACGGAACTAATCCATTACAAGAAGTATTTGGACAAACGGCAGCACAAACATACATGATGGGGAAACAAGGCGGTAGAGGTGCAATCATAGGCGGTGCAATTGGTGCGGTAATTGGCGGTTTAACTACCGATGGTGTAGGCATAGGCGCAGGTGCAGCAACTGGTGCTAAATGGGGTGGCGGTGCTGACATGGCATATGAAATGTACAAAATGTCATTCGGTAATAAATACCTAGAACTCATCAATAAACGTGATGCAAATGGTAATAAAGTATACTCTAATGATGAAGCCTATAAATACGCTATGACATATGCTGCAGTTGATACAGGTATTGAAATGGCATCTACACGTTTCATGGTTAAAGGCATAGGTAAAGTAGCACCTAAAGCGGTTATGTCAAAAGTATTACAAGGCGCTACAAGTGATACAGTCGCAACATTTAATAGGGGTATTGGCACTACTGTTGCACAAATGGCTAAAGCATCTGTTAAGGCTGGCGGTTCTGAATTAGTTGAAGAGGGCTTGCAAGACATTAACGAAAAATTCCAACATAACCTATACCGCAATGCTAATGACCCTGAGGGAGTATATTCCGTAGGTGATATGGCGGTAGGTGCAGGTGGTGCAATGCTACAAGCACTACCAGCCGTAATCGGTTTAGGTGCAATTGGTGGCGGTGTGAGTGGCATCCACACTATGAAAGCGTTCCACGAATTTCAAAAGTTAACACCTGAGCAGCAACAACAAGCCGTGATGGCAGAACAAAATCGAAATGGTAACGCTATCATGCAAGCATTAAAACAAGATGCATCGTCAAATAAAATGGCAAAAGAAAACCCTGAGTTGTACGGAAAAATTGTACAAGCACAGGGCGATAATGTAGGTGTATCCACTGCATATGTGAATGTCAATGAAATGGCAGAAACAGAGCAAGGGCAACAAGCCATTAAGAATATGATTGATAGTGGTTTGGTTACGCAAGAGGAAGTATCAAAGAGTATCGAAGCTAATGCAGATATTCCTGTACCAATCGGAAAATATGCACAATTAAGCGGTGGCTTGACGGAAGAAACTGTAAAGGCCCTAGAAGAAAGTACATACTTTACTCGTGGCGGTATGTCCATGAAAACACTTGAACGTGCAAAAGCAGAAGTGGAAGCCTTTAATAATAACCTAGTTGATGCAACAGAAAAGAAAGCACAACGAGTTAAAGAAAGCATTATCCGTGATGAATTTGAAGATGCAAGCGATGTAGATCGTGAAGTACTAGACCAAGTATTCGCTAATCCTACACAAGTTAAACAAGCATACAACAACCTGTACAAAAACCTAGTGCAAGAATATCGTGAAAACTACGCAAGCGACTTTGACAACATGGACAATGATATTAAAGAAGCTACGGCAAGTGGTGTAGAGCCACAATGGCTAACTGATTATAAGTCTAACAATAGCGGTAAAGCACCACGCACGAATGCGGAACGTAGACGTGCAGCATTTCATTCAAGCGTAGCGAAAGCACAAACTGCATTTGCTGATAATGCGGAAGCACTTAACCAAAGCAATATCCATCATGCTGATATGGAGCATACGCTACAACAAATTGAAAGCCTTGAACACTTGCATGATAAGATTTTTGCATTAGCAGATAACGATATAGCGTTACGGATGCAATTATCCAAGAGTGGCTATGATGTGTACAACAAAGTAGTTAAAGCGATTGGCGAAAGTACAGATAGAAAACAACGTGAAACGGCAAAAGCTAATGCGTTGTTGATGGCACAACATGCGGATGTAATGGCACAATATATGCGACAAATGGGTCGTGGTGGTTATACCGCTATGGACTATTTGCGTGATAGCGTGCGTATCAACATGAATGCTATCTTCAATGGTGAAGATGGTTATAAACAACCATTTAATTACAACATTGATTTGAGTAAAAAAGTACCAGTAGTTAATTTAAATAAGTATATTAAAAAATCAAAAGGCATGAGTTTGAATGATGTGAAATCTTATGTAAGTAGTTTAATAGGCGATTATAAAGCATATGATAAAAGCAAAATCAAAATATTAAACAGTAAGGTTAAACATATAGCTAAAGGAAGTCACATATTAACACCAAGTGAAATTACTGATAGAAATGTTGCGATCAAAGGATTAAAAGATTTAATTGAACATTCTGTACTAATAGACACAGAAATGAACACAAAAAAATCAAAGAAAAAGAATGTTGAGCTATATCATAATTTCTATGTTCCTGTAGAATTAAAAGGAAAATATTTTGTTATTAGGCTAACTGCAGAGCAAGGTTTGAACGAAATAAGGTTTTCGCCGAATGATTTCAATTTGTATGAAATTATACTTGATAATAAAAATAGCAGGATTACTGCTGCTGCTGTACATAAAGGTACAGGTAGTCAGACCAGTAATCCTGCTTCTACGGTTACTATATATGAAATGATGAAAAATGTCAATGATAGACATGGAAATCCTTACATCGATACACAAGGAAACCCAGTTTATCATCAATCAGCATGGCATGGTTCACCACATGACTTTGATGAATTTGATTTAGGTGCTATTGGTACTGGTGAGGGTAATCAAGTACATGGTTGGGGATTGTATTTTGCTAAAGATAAGAAAGTATCTGATTTATATAGACGTGAATTATCTTTAATTCATGATGTTGATAAAGGTACATTATTTAAAGTTGATGTTCCAGATACTAAAACAATGATTGATGAACAACAGTTATTAAATGTTTTAAGTAAAGAAACAAAGCAAAATTTAAAAGCAGCAATTAATGCGTTACCAGAACAAGAAAAAGAAGTATTTATCAATGAATATACAAATAGCCCTTTATTTAACCATTATGCAAAAAAAGGAATTGATGAATTAGGCAGTGATTTTGATCGACTAGACACTGAGTACAATTTACTCAAAGATAAATACCTTGAGAAATATCTTGAAGGAAATCTTAGTGCAATTACACAAAGAACCTTAAATAGATTAGCTGAAAAATATAATATCGATTTAAAGGCACTAAAAGAAAACCCTAATAGTATAAAAGATATAAAAAATCAACTAGATACTATGTGGTTTAATGCTTTTACAGAATATGGTATGGCTAGCAAAAAGTATAAGGAAATTTATTGGGGCAAGTATAAAGAAGATTTTTCTACACTATTAAATGATAGTGGTATAAATGGTAAAGATTTTTATATGGCTTTATCCAAAGCGTTAGGCAGCACAAAACAAGCATCAGAATATCTTAATAAGTATGGTGTTAAAGGTATTACTTACGTTGGAGAACAGGACGGACGATGCTATGTAGTGTTCGATGACAAGGCAATTAAAGTTATCGAAAAGTACAATCAATCCGTTAATGGCATGACCGAAATCATGAGCGATGGTGAACGTATTATCAATATATTCAAAACCGCAGATAGAAGTACATTCTTACACGAAATGGGCCATGTGTTCTTTGATGATATTCAAAAACTAGCATCAATGGACAATGCACCTAAACAATTACTCGATGATTGGAACGCACTCAAAGAGTGGAGCGGTTGGGTTGATGGCGAAAACGTAGACAATACCAAAGCACACGAGAAATTCGCACGAGGTTGGGAAAACTACTTGCGAAGTGGCGAAGCACCAACAAAAGGACTACAACGAGTATTTCGTCAATTCTCTAAATGGTTAACTCGTATTTATCGTAGTGTGCAACGTTTAGGCGGCGAAGTACCATCTGACATTAAAGATATAATGGCACGCATGATAGCTACGCAAGATGACATTGAAAACTACGCACATGAGCAAGCGTTAGAGCAATTTGAAAATACAAAATTGTATCAACAATTGAGCGAAACCGAACAAGCACGAGTGCAAGGATATATCGCTGACATTAAAGGAAAAGCAAAAGAACGTGTAATGCGTAAGTACATGAAAGAGTTAGACAATCGACCTATTAAAGAATGGGAAGATGTGAAAGACGATGTGCAGGTTGCAATCGAAAAGCGTTTAATCGAAGAATATCCTATCTATAAAGAACATCAACGATACATGGCATTGGGTGATGGTGCATTGGAAAATACACAATATCGAACTATTGAGGGGTTAGAAAAGGCGGAACGTGAGGAAGCTGGCAGTACTTACGATGAAGCAGTAGCACAGGAAATGGAAAACGCTAGAAATGAGTTTGTTAACGATCCGAACGCAGGAAAATCCAATCAAGAAATAGCCGAAGAAATGTTACTATCTAATCAAGGGCAAATGGAACTTACTCAAGAGGAAGCACGCTTGATTAAGGCACATACCAATAAGGAACTAGCTAAAAACTGGGTATTATTGGATAAGTTGCAAAAACTAGATGTAAATAGTGAAAACCTAGATGCAGAACTAGCACCGATTGAAAAAGAACTCACAACAGAACAAGCATTGCGAAAAGATAAAGCCAAAGTTGATAAAGAGTTAGGAAGTGTTTCAAAAGAATTAGATAAAGCCAATGATGAAATCGATAACCTAAAAGCACAACAGGAGCAAATACAAGAACAAGCTAGAGAACGTGAACTTGATTTGAAAGATAAAAATAACGAATTATCTAAACGCTTAACAGCGATCACGAATAGACTTGATAAAGTGCTAGAGCAAAAAGAACGCTTGCAAGAGCGCATGCAAGAACGCATGGATAATAAAGTATTATCTAATGAAGAGCGAATTGAAAAGCTAAGGGATGCGTTGCAAGAGCGTATTAATGCGGTTCGTGCAATTCGTGATAGTGGATTTGGTACTATTCCGAAATATATGGAACGTGCTAAAAGAGAGTTAGGCGATTTGACATTATCTCAAGCTAGCCAGTACAAGAAATACCAAAATCAAGCCGTTAGAGATGGTAAGAAAGCAGATAGTGCATTGGCAACTGGTAAAGTAGATGAAGCGTTACACGCTAAACAATCTCAAATGCTAAACCAAGCAAGAGCAAGAGTAGCGTTTGAAAATTCAAAAGCTATTAAGAAACTACGCACTAAACTATTAGACCAACTAGGCAGAATGACACGCAGTCAAAATCCTATCATGATTGAACCTAATATGCGTTATTTCTATACCCACATGGCATATCAAATGGGATTGACTAAGTATGATGGCTTAAAGCCTGTTAACGGTTTTGATATGATGGCAGTGATTAAAGCATTAGATGCAGATGCTGACATCATGGGTGATAAAGAAGCGACTGTACAACTCGAACCATGGATATACGAAATGTTCGATGCTAAATCACCTAGAATGTTTAGCACGCTAAAAATGAGCGAACTCGAACAGTTAGAGGAACTCATGACAGGTATGTACAAGAGCGGTAGAACTCAATATGAAGGAAGCACACTAATCGATGAAAAGGGGAATAATGTTACAATTGATGACGCTATATTCCAAATCATTGATAAAGCATCCGAAACATTTGGTAGAGATAATGGGAATGTATTCAATGAGTTAAACAACCGCAGCCGTGCAGATGCATTGTCTAACACATTGAATAACTTTAACTTATCATTGTTGAAAGCCGAAACATTCTTACGCAGATTGGATGGTGGAAAGAATGGCCCTGCAGTTAGATATATTTACGAGCCAATTAATAAAGCTACTCAGAAATTTAACGAGTACAAGGAAAAATCTATGTATAGATTGGCCAGAGATGTAAAAGCGGTATATTCCAAGAAACAACTATTTGATGTTCGTAATGATCATCTTTATAGCGTAGGCGAATTACGCAACGTTACCAAAGAACAAATCATCATGCTTGCATTAAACTGGGGAACAGAAAAGAATAGACAACGTGCATTGGAAACTATCCAAAGTAATGAAGTAGAAATGGAACGAGCGTTCCAAGAATACATGACCGATAAGGACTGGGAATTTGTCATCCGCACATGGGAACATATCAATTCATTCTACGAAGAGCGTAGTAAGGTACAAGAGGAATTGTATGGTAATCCTTTGAAGAAAGAAAAAGGTATTACATTCACAATTGGCGGTAGAGAAATACAAGGTCAGTATTTCCCTATTGTGTACAATCCTAAAGTAAGTGCTAAAGTATCTGATTTCCAAACAGAGGATATAGCCAAGACAATGATTGCTAGTAACGCAATCTTTGGTACAGGCATGGGTGCTACTAAATCACGTTTGGATGTGGTTAAGGGTAAATCACTAATGCTTGATTTCGATGTAATCCCTAACGCTATCACGGAAGCTATTAACCACGTTACTATGCGTAAAGCAGTAACCGATGTAAATAAGCTAGTTGGTAATAGCCGTTTCCAAGAATATATCGTTGATAAATTTGGTATGGAAACCTACCAATTCTTGCGTACATGGGTTAGAGATAACTGGAAAGATGAAGCGGCGAAACTTGATGCTTGGGGTAGATTGGTTATGACACTCAAGAAAAATACCTCTACCGCAGTTATGGCTGGCCGTGTATCAGTAGCTTTACAAAATGCGTTGAACATTCCTGTTGCCATGTATCGTATTGGTGTAGGAAATACACTCAAAGCAATTAGTGATGCAGGTATTGGGTTCTATGGTTTAGGTACAGCCAAGTACAACGCAACACGTGATTTTGTTTTATCTCAATCAATCTTTATGAGGGAGCGTGTTCAAACACTAGATAAGGATTTGAAGCAAGGCTTATCCATTGATGGTAAAGGCTTACGCATAGGTGATACAAATATTGGTGGTTATAAGGCTGAACAATTAGCTAATATCCGTGATGATATTAACCAAATGGGATTTAGACTATTAACAGAAACTGATTTTGCCTTGTCTATTCCTAGATGGAAATTTGCGTACGATAAGAAAGTACTAGAGTTACAAAGTGTTGAGGGTGTAACGGCAGAATTTGTAGAACAGGAAGCTATTAGTGCTGGCGATAGAGCCGTAAGAGATATATTCGGTAGCGGCGATACAAAAGACAGTGCAGGCATCCAACGTTCAAGAAATGCACTCACTCAACTATTTGTACCGTTCTATTCCTACGCTAACACTTTGTACAATATCATTGCTGAGGGTAACTATGCACGGAAAGACCAAGGCAACTATGGACAATTCGTGCGTATGCTATGGTGGACTTTGACCGCACAAGCACTAGGCATGATGGTATACAAAGCCATGACAAATGGAGATGATGATAACCCTGAAGATTTGGCGAAATCCTTTGGGGAAGAATTAGTATCACAAGCTACTATGGGTGTACCTATTGTGCGTGATATTTCCAACATGGCTATGAAATACATTCTAGGTGAAAAGGTGTTCAATAAAGGGAATACAGTAATGGCCGCATCAATCGTTGAAAAACTATATGATGTAGGCAGTGCAATTGTATCGCCTAATAAAGGTGCTATGGATGTAGGTAGAAGCCTATCACAAGTATCTAACCGAATTACAGGGTTCAGTGATACTGTAACAGATGGACTATGGACATTAGCTAAATTTGCACTAACGGACACGGATGCAAAACTAGAAGATGTCATTATGGCTATCATGTTTGATAGACGATTGAAAGATAAAAAATCTAAAAAAGATAAACATTAATAAATAAGGACTACTCAATTATGGGTAGTCCTGTTTAATTAGAAAGGGGAACAAATATGATACCAGAGGTCAATAAACCTAGTGTAGTTTATCAATGTGATGGAGTTAACAAAAAATGGATATGGCCGTATGATTTTTACATGATTGAAGATGTAGCCTTAATCATGGTGGATGCAGACGGCACAGAAAGCGTACAAACAGGCAATATCGATTATGACAAAGAAAACAAAACTTTAACGTATCCTGCTGATGGTGATCCATTAGACAATACGCACAAGATTATTCTTGAACGTAGAACACCAATTAAACAAGATACAGATTTACCTGATGAGTACCCTTCCAAAAATATCGAACACATGACGGATAAGGTAACATTAATTTTGCAAGAAATGCAAGAGAAGATGAACAGAGCCTTATTAATCCGTGTGGGTAGCGATGAGGATGCAACTACAGTTGCACGTAAGATTGTAGATACATCGACAAAGGCAGCAAATGATGCGATTGATGCGTATACAAAAATCAAAGCAGAAAGCGATACTATTAACGCTAATGCAGAAACTATAAAGACGCTAGGCGGTGAAATCGCAGAATTAAGCCGTACAGTTGATGATAAACTAGCGACTAGCAATACCGCACTTGATACATCGAGTGCTAATGTAACTAAAGCAGAAAAGTTAGTGGCAGATGCGAAAGCGTATGCAGGACAAACAACTGTAGATAAGCGTGATATTAATGAGTTAGTCAGTCAAGCACGAAATTTAAAAACCGATATTGATAATAAACAAACATCAATCTCAAGTAACGCAATTAAAGCAACAGATGCGGCGAAACGTGCAGAAGTCGCAGCAAGTAAAGCGGAACAAATCGCCTTGCCTAATGGCGGTGGTTTGATTACAAAAACCGAAGCAGATACAAAGTTTATTCCTAAAGATAGCTTGTATGGCATCGTATCTGTTAAAGACTTTGGAGCGGTCGGTGATGGTGTAGCTGATGATACCGCAGCATTTAAACGTGCTAATGATAATTTGAAAAACAAAATATTGTTAATCCCTAATGGCATCTACAAAGTAAATGAGCATGTATCATTTGATACTGTTGATAGTGTTATGGATATGGGTACATACAACAACATTAAGCCGTTCTATCCTACTGAAACACCAATGTTAAAAGGTGCATCCAATATTGCGTTTGTGAAAAATATCCAATATGGCGATGAAGTCAACCAATGTCAAGGTTTTACCTACAATGATAAGAAGAATGTGTTTGTGTTAGCTTGTATTAATAGCGATGGCACAAAGCAAAATATATATGAACTCAATCCAGATACATTTGAAATCGTAGGTACGTATAAGTTTAGCGACCAAGAACGAATGGGCCACTGTAACACTATGTGCTACAACACATACACGAACAAAATTTATCTTGCCAATGGTTTGAAGAATGGGAATAACTTATCTGTATTTAATGCGGATACTATGACATTTGAAAAGACTATCACATTGAATGAACGTGTGTTTAATATTGGATATGATCCTATCACACGAACTTATGTAAGCATCGTACCAATTAGCGGTCAACAACGCTTGCGTGAAGTCAACTTGTACAATGATGATTTTCAAAAAATGAAAACCTATCAAATTGATTACCAATATGATGATTTTAACAACAATGGTGCATTAATGCTTAATGGATGCATCATGAGTGCAACGCTCGGTAGTTTGGTAGAATGCACACCATTTGGCACAGTTAAACAGATTATTGAAATCAATAGAACTACTGAGATTGAAGATATAGCATACTGTAATGGTAAATTCTATTTTGCGGTGCTAACAGAAAAACCTAGTAAACGGCATCAAGTCGATATTTATGTAGGTAATCCAAATCGAGATTATCAAAACTCAATCAATACAGCTAGATTAGCAAGCCTAGACTACTTGAAACTCACAGGCGGTAATGTAACAGGTTCAATCGTACTCAATAACAATACATTGTTAGAGGGTAAAAAAACCGATGGACATGGTGTGCGTATTGGTAAAGTATCTACATCTGATGCGGTGGAATTGGGAGACCCTAGCGTACCTGTATATTTAACATGTACTACCTTGAAACACTATGACGGCACAGATAGTAGCACAGTATTAACTACTAAACATTATGACACCGCCATTTACAGCAAAACTAAAGCCGATGAAGTGTTTGTTAAAAAAGGTGATGCAGGTTCGTTTGGTTTTCCATACTCTAAATTAGATACCGCAACAGATTGGAATACACTCACAACGCAAGGGTGCTATGAAATTAATTTCGATGGTGGTGCTAATAATCCGCCACGTAGCCACAAGCAAGGTATGTTGATTGTATTTAACTTTGGAGATGGTAAATTAATCGACCATACATTGCACACGTTAAATGGTGAAACTTATCATCGTACTTTTATGGCGAACAAATGGGGTAGCTGGGGAAGAGTACAAACATCGTTGAATAGTAAGTTACAGTTGTGGAGTGCTAAAGGAACAGTAGAGGTAGGGGTCAATGGCTAAACAATTGATACTTGGAACTGATAGAATTGATTTAACAGAAAGCCTTAATGTGGCAGGCGATAAAAACATAGAAATAAAAGCCGATGGCAAAAAATATTATGCTACGCTATGGGAGAAAGGCAAAAGTGTTGTTAATGCTATTAGTATCGGTTTAGTAAAAATAGGCACTAATAAATACGGGATATTAACATCGCCAGTTAGAGGACAACAAGAATTTCATGAGTTTTTTCCTGTTTTTAACGGCAGTACAACTCAAGAACGTAAAACATTATTTTTGCCAAAAGGGAGTTACGATCTGTTTCTTGGTACTTATGTTGGTCGTGGTGGTAGTGATAGAGCAACATTTAATGTATCAGACAATCAAGGGGAATTTGTAACTGTAATCGTAGATTTAGAACGCAATGTAAAAGCAACGTTTACTGTAATAGGGAATAATTCACGGATAATACGAGATAAAAGTTTTGACGGAAATCCGCCAAATATTTCCTTAAGATTTGTGTTATCAGAAATAGACGAGGGAGACGAATAGTGATAGAAATCTTTATTCCAATATTTAATGAGGTGTTTAACGTGAGTGAAGCAGTACGCATATCATTGGCTATATTCACAACAGTTATTCTTGTGTTTATAGATACAGTTTTACGAGTATTAGTGGAAGCAAGGAATTACAATCTAGCAACAAAGAGAGAAGTTACAATCAAAAATACTATACTAGCTATTCTATGGCGAGGTTGGGCGGTAGTAGAAATTGACGGAAAACCTAAACGATTTTTAGTGAGCGGTAAGCTACGAGCGGATATGACTAAGAAATTAGTCAAATCCTATCCGTGGCTTTTTTTATTGGCATTCATTTTATTAACGTTGCCTGATGTAGTAGTACCTGTATTGGGCCGTGTGGATGTATTCCTATGCACGTTGTTGTATTTGATACCTATATTTATTGAGCTGGCATCGTGCGTGGAGAATATGATTGAACTTGAGCTAGTAGAAACGAGGTGGTTTAAACGTGCGATAGGGCTATTTAAACAGGTGATTGATTTCGTCAAATCGGTAAAGGAAGCGATTAAATGAAGATTAACTATGAAGATATGATTACGCTGATTGCCTTGGCTAGTGCGTTAATCATGACTATCTATCTTGAACAAAAAGATTTGGCAAGCGTGATAGTCGGTGTATTGGGCGGTTATATCGGTGCTACTGGTGGTGTTAAGCGTTCCCAATACATGAATAATGGGGGTAGTGTTTCCGAAAAAAAGGAGTTAGAGAAATGAATGAATTAGGGAGTTTGAGTGCGGTATATGAAAGTAATGGAGACCCTGCTTGTGTATCAAGTGGGGTTAACGATGCAGGCGGTATTTCATATGGCACATATCAATTAGCTAGTAATTGTGGTAGCGTTGATGAGTTTTTAGGCTGGGGATTACGGCAAGGCGGATTTTACACAGATTATGCAAGGGCATTGGTAGATAGTGGTGAAATCAATAGTAATGAATTTATCGACCAATGGAAAGAACTAGGCACTATTGATAGACAAGGATTTGCACAAATGCAACATGACTATATCAAGGCTAAATACTACGATGTAGCGTGTAAATTGTTACAAGATAACCTGTTTCATGTTGATAAACACTCCGAAACATTGAAGGATGTGATATGGAGTAGAACAGTACAATATGGGGTAGGTAATATCATTGATATGTTCAACGATGCATTGAAGTTAATGGAAAAGGCTTTGAATTTAGAATTGCCCAATCTATCCTACATTGATGATAAACGTTTTGACTATGACATCATCGCTTGTATCTATGATGTGTGCATGACTACTGCATGGAATAATAGTGCATTGCGTGATAATTTGAATGAACGTTTTGCAGATGAAAAGTTTAGAGCGTTGGAAATGCTACAAAATGAATTAAACGAGGTGTAAGCCATGTTAATTAGTAAGTTGGTACAAACTATCAAGGAACACTACAAAATAGCCGTAGCGATTGCCCTATGCGTTTTTATCGCTATTGTAGGTGTACTGATATATCATTACAAACAAAAAGAATTAGAAAAGCCTGTTATTGTTACACAAGAGCAGGCTAAATCACCTACAGAATTGTCAAAAGCAATTCATGTTACTGAAGCGGAAGCACAGGAAGTTATTTCCAAAAAGGAAAGAACTCAACCGATAGCGACTTATTACACAGAAGCACCAACAGTTGAAGTTGCTACAGAAAAAGTGAAACAGGATATTGCACATAGCAATCCTAATTTACCTAAAGCAGCAACAGAAAAATCTGATAGAACCGCAGTAGTTGCTAACACTGATGAACAGAAAGTCGATGTGTACAAAATCAATCTAAACAAAGGACACAAGATAAAAGCTGGTGTTACTTTGATAGATAATAAAGCCTATGAAACCATAGGCTATCAAGCAGGTAAATTTGAAGTGTTAACACATTTCAATGGACAACATTTAGAGGGCGGTAGCGCACTTTACACAGTGAAGGAATGGTGATCTAAACTATCTCCGAGTTGCACGGATTGCAACAATCAACTGTTAATTGACAGTTGGAAAGTATTACTTTATAACTGAAAGGAATAACACAATGGCACAAGTATTTACATTTAACGGAAAAACACATCAATTCGCAGAAGATATTCAACCAAACAAAGAGGGGTTATATATGGCCACACTAAAAGACGGCGATAATGTAACGTGTGAAATGTGGTTTGTAAACGGCGAACTACACCGATTAATTGAATTAGACTAAACGTATTAGAGGGTAGCGTAATTGCTACCCTCTTTTTTTATTTCGTCAAATATTCGGCAAATATTAATTTTGAAATACACAAAAATCTGCAAATTCAATAATCCACTTAGAGTTAAAATACCTAATGACTACTGAATTTTATAAAAATATGTAAATTTAACATCTTATATGGTAGAATTAAATGTATTAAAAATAACTTAAACAATCATTATATTTACTGGTATTTTTAAGATTTCGTCATATAATCGTCAAAAAAAATTAGCCAAAAATATTTACCACCTTTTCGGCGGCTTTTCTTCTCATTTCATCTGTATAGTGGATGTAATTATTTATAACAGTATCTACAGTATCACCCAATAGGCTTGCTACTGTCTTAATATCTACATTATTTGACAGTAGTGTTGTAGCGTAAGTATGACGAAAGGAATGCATAGATTTATCTTTCACATAATAACTTAATACTGTATTAGCACGGCTTGACCGATTATCCTTGAAAGGGAATAATCTATCTTGCACTGAATGTATTTTATAGTTTTCTAATATTCCACATAGTACAGGTGGAATAGGTATTTTTCTGATACTATTCTTTGATTTTGTGAAAGCATATCCGTAGCTATTATCTCTTAATCGGGTCCATTGTTTATCAATCAATATGACTTGGTTTTCTAAATCTATATCGCACCAATTAATAGCGATAATTTCGCCGTATCTAGCCCCAGTGTATCGTGCAACCATGAACATGACATAATACATATAGTGTTTTTCTTTCATGCGTTCTAGAGCGTTTAACTCAATTTCAGTAAATACCTTTAAATTCTTTACCTTTCTTTCTTTGATTGGTTTAAGTGAAATACAAGGGTTATTGCGAATAATACGATACGGATCAATAGCATAATTAAATACTGCTTTTAAAACTCGACTACACAAATTTATTGTTTGTGCTGAATAATTGCTGTTATTGTATTCTTGCATGATTTGGTGTTTAGTGATTTGCGGAATAGGTTTATCAAATAATGCAGATACAACATTTAATGCGTTTCGATACGCTATAGTAGTATTGTAAGTGATATCTATTTTTTCGCTTATGTATAATTCAAATAATTCAATAAGAGTAACATTCTTTAGACTATCATCAAGCGGATTGGTGATAGTCTTTTTTAGGTTATCGACTATTTCTTGCCCATAAAGTTTAGCGTCTCTTTGTGTGGCAAAACCCTGTTTAGATTTCTGTTTCCACTTATAGCCGTCCTTGTAGCTAACTATAATTTGATACCCTTTATCTTTTTTTCTGATAGTGAAATTGTATTGCATAATTCACCTCATATGATGTGTGTGTAAAAGTTAATACCCTCTACATCGTCAAATTGCCTTGCATGAGCCATACGCTCAATTAAATCAACATTAGCGGTATTGTACATATCATCGTGTATGATATGACCTAATTCATGTAGTATTCCTTGTCTTTGTACATCTCGTGGCTTATTGCTATTAACTAGGATTGTATATGTTCCGTCATCATTTAGTTTTAATACCGCAGTTTGTGTTTTCCGTAGCTTTATATAAATTAAATTAATGTTCACAATATCAACTCCTCTTGCAGTGATATTGTATATTATTCAACATGGAATTTTTTACACATGCTATTTGATAGTATGGATAATCAACATAATTATTGATGTAACCCAAATGGATATAGAGGATGATATACCAACACTTAATAGCAGATTTGGTTTGTAGTTAATTAAAAATATATTGAATAATACTGCAATAACTAACCATGGAAGTATAACCACATACGGCTTTTCTTGCTTGGAATAAAACCAAACAAACGCAATCAATCCTATTAAACCGATGATACCAGCCATAGTATGGAATCCTACAAAGTAGGCGATAATAGAAATAAAAGATAATAATAATTCCATATTATTTACCCTCTCTTTTCTTTAACATCTCTATAGTATTAATTACAAAGTTAATATCATCTTTGGACATATCTTTACTTGCATCGAATAATAAACGTAAATCAGGATTGTCTTTAATGGCTTGTGCATATTCTGATACAGACGGATCAGAATAGTACTGTTCATTTTCTGAGTATTTGTTTTCTATTAAATCAGCTTTGTTTACTCTAAAATAATTAGCTAGTAATTCTATCTTATCTATACGAGGATAGTTAGTACCTTTAATCCAACTTGTAAATGTTGTATAAGATACACCAATATCTTTTGCAACTTGTATTCTAGTTTTATTGTATAGGTTCATATAGTACTGTAAATTCTTGGAGAATATCTCTCTATTGCCTAAATCACTCATTATATTCACCTCATTGTAATTTTAAAATATTTGTTGTTATTTATATAATATATTTAAACTGCAAAAAAATCAAATATTTTTTAAAGAATTTACAGAAAAACTGTTGACATTACAGTTTAACTGTAATACAATACAATTAACGAAAGGGAAAGCGAGGTGGTAAATTGAACCAACAAACCTTTGTACAAGATGGAATTACATTAAAAGCAGCACGAGTAAATAAGGGTTTGACACAAAAGAAAGCGGCGGAAATGCTAGGTATTAGCGAATATACGTTGATGAATTATGAAAAAGGAAAATCATCCCCAGATGTACATGTGCTAAAAAAGATTGAAAATCTTTATGAGGTTCCGTACCATAAGATTATTTTTTTGTAAAAGCATTACAGTTTAAATGTAATTTTAAAGAGGTGATTAGATGCTAGTACAAAATCGAACAGATCTAAAAATAGCCAACAAAAGATATGGACAATCATCAACAAGGTTCGGATGGGCTGGCAAAAATGATGAGTACGGCCAATACTGGCGAAAACTTATCAAGAAAAAATGGCCGTTAAGAAACAAATCCAGATGGAACAAAAAAGTTGTTCTATCTTGGGTAAGGTTAGCTAGAACTGCTGATTTACATGCAAGGAACGAAGAGCGATGGATGGTAGTTTAGTTTATACAGTATCAGAAGTGGCAAAACTTCTGAAATGTACAGAAACAAGCGTATACAACATGAGAGATAAAGGCACACTTCATCAATTAAAAGGAGTAGCTGGAGTTAGGTTCAGCAAAAAGGAAGTTGAAAGCCTTGTAGGACTTGATGATGAGTATACACCGATAGCATATCGGAAGTTGAAAGTAGAGGTAGAAAAACTACAACAGGAAAACAATCGTTTGAAAAGTGAAATTAAAAAAATCACTAGCCAAATGCTAGTGATAGTAGGTAATGAGTTATGAAATTGATTTGGTTGATAAGAGTAGTGGCCTTTTTGATGGTGGCTGGAACGATAGGTTCCGTAGAAATCGATAGAATTGATTTCTATACCGCATTCCTTCAAGTTGCCCTAGGGTTCGCACTACTAATATTGAGCAACTTTTGGGCAAGAGAAATAAAAAAAGCACGCTAGGCCGTAGGAAAGCAAGCGTGCTAGTAGAGAGTATGTCTTATATCTCTACTTGTATTTTAACACAAGGAGAAATAAATGGAAATTAATTTAACACCGATTGTTAGTAAAAACGAACAAGTTTTCAAATGGAACAAAGACGAAATCAAAACATATTTTGAAGCACAACTAGAAAAGTATAAAGGGCTTGTAGTAACGGAAGAAAACTATAAGGAAATGGTAAGTGCTAAAAATGAAATCGTTAAGTATCGGACAACACTTGATAAATTCTGTAAAGAGAAAAAACGAGAACTTAAAAGACCGATTGAACTGTTTGAGGAAGAAGTAAATGAAGTATTGAAAGTTGTTTACGATGCAGAAAAACCATTGGCGGAACAAATTAAATACTTTGACGAAAAAGAAGTACAAGCAAAAACAGAAACCATCAACAAGTTTATTGAAAAGATGGTTGAAAAGTATAACATTCGTGCAGAATATGCGGAACAACTACAACGTGATAAACGCTGGTTAAATAAAACTGCAAAGATGAAAGATATTGAAACCTCTATTGAGGGAATGATGATTGAAATTGCAAAGCGACAACAATCGGATTACGATTACAAACAAATCCTAGCAGAGAAAAAAGGAATGATTGAATTTGTTGTTGATACTTGCAATCAACAATACGAATTAGCCACACCGATTACTTTTAATGAGTGCTGGCCAGTAGTAAAAGATATGCCACTAGATCAAGCTAGAGAATTTATCAATGCAAAATTTGCAAAACGTAATGAAATGGAAGAAGCTGCTAGGGCAAGCATCACAAATGAAACAGTTGAAAAAATCGAAGTTGTGGAAACAAAAAATGGTTTAACAGTTACTGTTTATGACTTAACCGAAGAGGATGCAAAAGATTTAACTGATTTCTTAGAAATGCGTGGTTACAAGTATAAAGAGGTATAGATGGACAGTAGATATTTAGCGGTTAAAAGTGTACCGCAATCAGCATTAAAGCCAATCGAATTTGGGAAACTTAAAGGTAAGTACGATATTTCCCCTCAATGGAGATGGGAAATATTAACCGAAACATATGGTATGTGTGGCATTGGTTGGTACTTTGACATTGTAGAAACAAAAGAAGTGTTGGTAGAGGCTACTGGCGAAACGATGCTTTATGTAAAAGTAAATCTTTATGTCAAAGATGGTAACGAGTGGAGTAAACCAATTCCTGGGTATGGTGGCGATTTCTTAATTCAAAAAGATAAAAATGGTTACCACGGAAATGATGAGGCATTCAAGATGGCAGTTACAGATGCATTAGGTACTGCAGCAAAAATGATTGGTGTAGGTGCTGATGTATACCGAGGTTTACAAGATACAAAAATTAATGCAGCGGCTGAAAAAGAAAAGAAAGAAAAAGACTTTGACCCTCACAATGCATACGCAATCATTTTGAAGATGGCAAAAGAACAGGGGTTAAGTGAAGAACAAGTAGCACACCAATTAACAGAAATGTTTGGTGTTGGTGTGATTGATAACATTACAAGAAATCAAATGTCAAAACTTTATGATTGGGTAAAAGGTTATGAAGTGGACAACAAATAACATCGAACTGTTGCGTTCGCCACTCGGTGTAATGGTAGTAATACCAGCACCACATGACAATGATTTGTCAAATATCTCTACCGATAAAGAATACACAGTAGAGATTAAAAGGAAATCTAAAAGCCGTAGTCTTAACTCAAATAGTTATGCTTGGATATTGTGCCAACGCATAGCTGATGAGTTGAGTAAGAACGGATACACATCAAAAGAGGATGTATACCGAAAGGCAATAAAAGATTGTGGACATTTCTCATATGTGCCAGTAAGAGAAGATGCGGTCGAACGCTATATACAAATATGGCAAGGCCACGGATTGGGCTGGCTTGCGGAAGATATAGGTGAGTGCCAACACCTAAAGGGCTATCACAATATCATGTGCTACCACGGCAGCAGCGTATACAACACAAAAGAAATGGCAAGGCTTATAGATTGTTTAACAAATGAGTGTAACCAGCTAGGTATTCAACTAGAACCTAGCGAATACATTCAATCGCTTATAGAGGGGTGGGATAGTGAACAACAGAAAAAAACGTGATAACAAACTATACGCAACAACACGAAAGCAAGCCTATGAACGTGATAACGGCTTATGCGTGATATGTGGAAGCATGGCCAGTCAGTGCCATCACATAATATTTAGATCGCAAGGCGGATTAAGTGATTTGAGAAATCTAGCTTGTCTATGTACCGATTGCCATTATCAAGCGCATGGTGTGTTCGCAAAAGAAATTAGACGAAACCTATTAAAAGAAGTCGAAGAAAGGACAGATAAATATGAACGAGTTAATAATGATTAGAGCATACGTAGAAAATCGCATTGAATATTACAAAAAAGACCAAAATAGTAATACGTTTAATAATCGGATAATCTCAGAACTAGATGCAGTTTATGCAATGGTTAATAGCGTATTAGATGCAGAAGAAAATGAAGCGGATGAAATTGCTAGTGTGTTAGCACGAATTGCATTACTAGGTAAGCCATTAAGTGAAGATGAGTTTATCGAAAAACCAAACAAGGACTAGCCTATGAGCGATAACAAAAAGTATTACTATCTACGGCTGAAAGATAATTTCTTTGACAGTGATGAGTTGAAGATATTAGAAAGCATGAAAGATGGCTATTTGTACAGTAATATTCTTTTAAAACTCTACCTACGAAGTCTAAAGAATGATGGAAAGTTGGTGGTTAATGATCGCATTCCATACAACGCAGAAATGCTGGCAAGTGTAACTGGACATCAAGTAGGCACTATCAAACAAGCGTTATCTATGTTTAAAGAACTTGGACTTATAGAGGTATTAGAAAATGGAGCTATCTATATGTTGGACATTCAAAATTTCATAGGTAAAGGTAGTACCGAAGCTGATAGACAAAGGCTTTATGACAGAAGAATATCTGAGGAACGCAAACAAAATAAACTAACTCAATTAAGAAATCTTGAAGAAATCTGTAAGAAATCTACACCAGAGATAGAGATAGAGTTAGATAAAGAGTTAGAGATAGAGAAAGAGATACATAGTAGTGCAAAAAGCACTACAACAAAACGCAAGCGTTTTGAAAAACCGACTATTTCTGACATTGAACAATACTGTATCGAACGTAACAACAATGTAAACGCTGAACATTTCTTTGACTACTACGAAAGCAACGGATGGAAAGTAGGAAAAAATTCCATGAAAGATTGGAAAGCAGCAGTTAGAACTTGGGAGAAAAATAACTACAACAAACCTGCAAAGAGCAATAAGCAAAACGCAATAGATGTTGTTAATAAATTGATGCGTGAATATGGGGGTGAAGATGAACAATCAACAACAGATAGTGAAAGCACTATCGATGTTACAGCTAGCGTACAGTACTGATATGTCAGTAGAACGTATGAAGCTATACGTTACGATGCTTGGCAATGTTAATCCTGTTACATTGGAGCAAGCCGTAGCTAATTTGATTAATCGATGTAAATTCTTGCCTAGCATTGCAGAGTTGAGAGAGGAATGTTCCGCATTAAGTGCATACGTGAATGCACATGAGGAACTTCCAACTCCTCAAGGTGCATGGGAACGAGTGATTAAATGTGCTAGTACATACGGATATGAACATGGATTAGAACACCTAGACGGCTTGACATTAAAGTGTGCTAAATCGATATGGTCATCGTTTAACCCTCTAATGGGTGATGAATATAACGAGGCAAGTTGCAGATCACAATTCATTAAACAATACGAGCAAGAAGAAAAGAGGGAAATGCATCGTCAACGCATGGCAAATTCAATCAAGGATAATCATGTGTTGTTGAAAGCTAGGGAAAAGGCGGAACACGATAAAGCCTTGATAAGTGCAGGACAAAAGAAAATAGAAATGACTGCTACAGGTAATTTGGTAGAGGTGGCGAAAGAAACAAAGCCTGTTAATTTAAACGAAATACTAGATAATGCTGATATTTCCGAAAAATGTAAAGCGTTACTACGGCAAGCAATAGGGGGATAGATGAAAGAACGAATTAAACAGTTTGAAGCCAGCGTGAATGTATCATTCGATGTTAGTTTTACAGTAATGGCAACCAACGAGGCACAAGCACTAACTAAAATTGAAAATTTGCTTGAGATTATGAGGAACGAGGCAACAGTCGATTGCCACATTCACCCTAGTTACGATGTGTACGTGGATGAAGTTGAAGCAAGACTAAATCATCTTAGTTACTGAAAATCGATTTAAAAGCCCTGTAAGGCGAGTTTGTTTTGCTGACGATAAATCATAAGCAAGAAATGGTACACACACCAAAATAAGGCGGTGTGGTACGTAGAATTAGAAAATAGGAGTTGAATATATGAACCAAGTACAACTATTAGGGAATTTAGCACGTGATGCTGAATTGAGATTCACCCAAAGTGGGAAAGCCGTGGCAACTTTCACAGTAGCTGCTACGAATACATACGTTGACAGTACAACCAATGAAACAAAAGAACAAACTGCTTTCATCAATTGCGTAGCATGGGGCAAAACAGGCGAAGCGGTTGGCAATTGCAAGAAAGGGGAGCGATTGCTCGTAAATGGCCGTATTCAAACACGTTCCTATGAGGATAGCAACGGACAAAAGAAATATGTAACTGAGGTGGTAGCGGATTTTGTTGGTAAAAAGCTAGATGGTGAATTTGATAGTGGTAGTAACTTTGATAGTTTTGATACCGCAAATCAAAATGAAAATATTCCGTTTTAAGAGGTGAGAAAGATGAAACAATTTAAAATTTCAGGAAATGTAACAATTGGATTTGAAAAAATCGTAGAGTGTGAAAGCATTGAAAAAGCTAATGAACTAGCTGAT